AACTACGAACAGGAACACGTTACCCAGAGGGACGTACTGGAAACATTGATGCTTCCATTATTACTGGTCAAGGTGTTCAAGCACTTATGGGTGGCTTTGATACACAGGTTAAATCTGCTCAGGCTATTTTTGCTTCTGCATTACGAGATGTTATCTCTGTATGTTTTGAGGTAGATGAGAAGTTTTTTGATGTTGAAAAGACAATCCGTGGTGTAGATGCAGGTTCTCCTTACAGCCTTACATACAAGCCAGGCAAAGACATTAAGCGTGACTTTACCGCTGATGTTCGATATGGCATGCTTGCTGGGCTTAACCCAGCACAGGGACTTATCTTTATGTTACAAGCACTAGGTGGTGGATTAATTTCTACAGACCTAGCAATGCGTGAACTACCGTTTGGTATTAACGTAACGCAGGAACAAGAAAAGATTGAAATTGAGAATATGCGTAAAGCACTGGTTAGTTCTTTACAAGCATACACACAAGCCATTCCACAAATGGCTGTGCAAGGTGGGGACCCATCAGCCGTGGTAAATAAAATCGCTGGAGTTATTAAGGCTCGTCAACGTGGCGTACCAATAGAGGATGCCGTTGAAGAAGTCTTTGCGCCAGAATTACCTCCTGCTGGTGCACAGGTTGAGCAACCGTCCCCTGTTCCCGCAGCGCCAGCAGGAGGCGCTTCTTTAGAACCACAGCAACCACCACAACTGCAAAGTCTTTTAGCAAGTTTAACATCAGGCGGAGAAGCCTCAGCATCGGCAAGGACAGTTACGCGACGTTAACTTAAGGAGGGGACAATGACAACGCTTGTAGCAATTCAAGGAAATGGTTGGGCAGCCGTTGGCTGTGATTCTCGTTCATCTGGTGATGATGGTCGCTTTATGGAACTGGCAACACATAAAATTATTGAAAACAATGGAATCTTAATTGCAGGTTCTGGTGCTAGTCGTGGCTCTAACATTTTGCAGTTTGGGTGGAAAGCACCTAAGCCACGTGTTACTGATGACTTAGATGTGTTTATGACACAGACTTTTATACCAGCAATGCGTAAATTATTTATTGATTCTGGTTATGACATGAAAGAAGACGGGGATGCCGCAGCACATGATTCACAATTTCTTATCGTCGTTCGTGGAGTTATTTATCCTGTCTTTGAAGATTATTCTTGGGACCGCGATGTTCGTGGTATCTATTGTTCTGGCAGCGGTGCTGACATTGCTCTCGGTGCCATTGAGGCTTTTGCTAGTTCTAGAAAACAAACTACGCCGAAGGTGGCGGAAGTAGATATTAGAATGGCAATTAAGATTGCGTCTCGCTGGGATATACATACTGGCGAGCCAGTTGTAGTAAAGATACAGAACGCAAAATGAGCAAAGAGTTTAGAGACAAAATAGAAGAAGCCTTAAAGATTCTTCTCGAAGAAGATACGAAGGGGACTGAGTTCATCTGCACTAACTGGTTAATGATAACCGAGTGGGCAGACTACGAAGGGACCCGATATTTACACACAGAAGTTAGCGAAGCCATGACACCATGGAACGCATACGGGATGATGAAGATGGCACAAGAGTACAACAGCGAAGTACTTGGTACTAAGCACGAACCTATTGAGCAAGAGGAGGATGAAGAATGACAACTGCCCCAGAAAATCGTGGTGGGATGCGTCCAACAGCCCCTCAGAATAATCCAGCAAATGTTTCAGCAACTGGTGGCGCAGGCCAATCAGGCCGTGCCACACAACCTGCACGATACATTGCTGGCTTGCCATACGGAGAAGGTCAAGCAACTATGGCGCAACAAACAGGTGCGCCTATGCAAGGAAGTTCAATGCCACAGATGCCTCAAATAGAAATGCCAACACCGCTAGGTGCACCATCTATGCGTCCTGGTGAGCCAATTACATCTGGCATTGACATGGGTGATGGCGTAGGTTCAGAGGCAATGCGTGGTCTACCTAATCAAACACCAACGCTTCTTGACACATTAAAGTATTTAGCACAGTTTGATTCATCAGGAGATGCAGAGTTAATCTACAGAACAATTCTTGATAGAGACTTTTAATGGCCCAGTACATCAAACCGATTGTTGCTGAGGTATCACCTAATATTTATGCTGCTGCAAAAAATGCAAACCTAACTGGCACGGAAAAAAACCAAATAGAGCAGATGAGTTACACGATTAAGAAGCATCGTGAACTAGTTAAACTTGGTCCAGAGATGGCTCGTAAAGAATACGACCGATTAGAACCTCAGTTCCAAGACCAATTAAAGTTTATGTTTAAAGATGCTGACTACATGCAGGATGCACCTGATGTATCAGACCGTCTTTTTGGCGTTGCCAAAACTATCGGAACAATAGTTGCATCACCATTAATTGGTTTATTTAAACTAGGTGGACAGTACAACCGCTTGATTAACCAGCCTTATAAGATTGCACGACAGGTAGCACAGGGCGAAGATTTGTTTTCAATGAAAACATGGACAGATGCATGGGACGGAAAGAATCAGTATGATGACAAGGCTTTGGCGGAAGCGACCAGTTACTTTGGTGAGTTTGACGTTATGGTTGCTAAAGGATTACTTGCGGGTAAAACTCCTGGCGAGATTGTTCAAGACTTTGGTAAAGTAGACGCTAATCTTCTTAACTCAATTAAGAAAGCATACGATGAGCCAGAGACTTTTCAGGAAGTACTAGATGGCGTAAAGTATGCACAGATTTCTCCAGGACGAGATATTGCCCGTATGCTTGACCGTAAGCCACCATCAAGTGGTGTAAGTGGTAAAACAAAAAACGTATCTGGTGTTATAGATTTTATTTATCAACTTGCTGTAGACCCTCTTACCTGGATAACAGGCGGACTAAGCAAGGGTGTAACTAAGGGTGAGCGTATTGCTAACTCACTTACTGAAGCAATTAATAATGGCGTATCAGTAGAAAAGGCTGTTGGAGATACATTTAAAAATCCATTAGTTTATTCACTATGGCAAGATGGATTAGGTCCTGCACTTAAAAAGGTAAAAGACTCAAGTGGAACTCCAGGTGCAAAGTCAATTGCATTAGATGAGATTGCAAAAAACTTTCCTGGGTATAACGACCAAAATGCAATTAAGGCTTTAGTTGATGGAAAAGTATTTGATGCTGCATCAGCACAAGCATACTTTGAAAACGCTGGTAATCTAAATCTATTGCTAGCAGGACGAGTTGATGGTTTAACTTACATGCGCAATGGCGTAGTAGTAGCCCGTCAAAATCGTTTATTCTCAGATGCAATAACACGTTCACTTGATAATGTTTTTAATAACATGTCTCGTAATGCTGCTGAAAGAGATGCTGCTCTTGAACCAATTAGTGCTGCATTTCTTAATGCAGAAGATTCACTTCAGCGTTTAGTTAATCCTCTTTCTGATATGTCTGTAGTACTAAAGGCTAATGAAGAGATTAAAGGTTGGAAAAGAATTGGCCGCTTAGCGGCACGTTCGCCTCAAGGACTAGAAGTACGAGTTGGTGTTAATGCTGTTGATACTGCTTTTAACTTTACAGCCCGTGCTCGTCAGATTTTGCCAAAGGATATGGCTCAAGCATTAACTGTTCGCTTTTTGGACTCAACGGCTGATGAGCAAGTAGTTATTTTGCGTAACTTAGATGCTGCAACTATGTATTCAATGGGACTAGGTGGTAGTGTTAAAGGTGAAGATTTAATTCTTAAGACACTACAGGACAAGTATGGTGATAAAGCAGGCTTTGCTACCAAGCGAGACCTAGCAATTAACCCAGACCATGTTAAGTTTGCACCAGCAAACACTGTTCGTGAATCTGAATCAGGATTTTTTGTTAATACTGAAGGTCCGTTGCAGCCTTATCAGACTACATGGGCTATTGGCCCACTACCTTATGACACAATCGGGTCAACTGTGTGGGAAATTAAGTCTAAGAAAAACATTATTACTGCACTTGGCGGAGCAACACAAGGTAATTTTTCAAAAAGACTAGTTGATGCATGGTCTATCTTAACTTTGTTCCCACGTTTAGGTGTTCGTTCTGCTATTGACGAAGCAACTATGTATTTACTATCTGCACCTACTAAAGATATGCGTAGATTTGCATCCTTAGAAGGATTAAGACTAGGAAATATGTCCCGTGCTGCTACTGGTTCTAAGTCTGCTAGTGGTCCAGTGCGTAGAAGTATTCAAAAAGCATTACAATTTGCACCACGTGCAGATTTACCTATGCGTATGGGGCAACAACCGCGTTACTCTCACGAAGAAGCGCTATCAATTTTAGATAGACAAACAATTTTGCAAAACAAAGCAGATGACCTAGGCGTTGATGTTGTCCTTTTGTCAAGCCTAGAAAAACGTCAAGCAATATCTGCCACTGTTTCACAGATGTATGGTCGTTATGTTGACCCTGAAACTGCTGGCTATTTAATGCAGGCGTTTATACATTCACCTGATGCGCTTAACTCAATGGCTGCTTCTCTTGTAGCAAGCAGTGGTATCTCTGGTCGCTATGGCGAGGAGATTGTTGCATCAGTTATTACACCATCTATGCTTGATATGGCTTTTGATGCATTAGGTATTAAGATGGGTAAAGGAACCCGTACTATTGATACGGCTATGCTAACAGAACGCGAAGTTGCACTAGCACACTTTGAAAAATGGTTCAAGATGTTGGCTGCTAACAAGGCTAAGTTAACTGATGAGGTTACGCTTAACCCAGCAGATATATTCTTTAGATACAATGCATTAAAGCCAGGCGAGATAGACCCACGTACTGGTAAAGAAATGATGGAACTAGCACTTGATGCTGCTATGGAAAAAATTGGTTTTAAGTTTGAGCCGTTAACTAAAACTTGGCAGGTTCAAGACAATCTATCTGTTGGTGCGTTTTTAGAACGCACAGCCTACACAGTTCAGGCCCGTGGGCGTGGACTAGATGATGAGCAGATTGCCCGTGGTCAGTTATTCCGTATGTTTACTGATATGTATGAAACATTCCATGGTGATGCTAACAAGTTTAATCAAGGATTATTAGATGTAGTTAAGAATAGTTACGGGCAACTAGTTAAGATGAGTGCAGAATCTGGTCGCACTCCTACTTGGAACGCAGCGGTTGCACGTATTCCTTTAGATGAGTTCCAAGATGCTAGCCAAGGATTCCGTATTAGCGGACCTATCAATACTGAAATAGCCTTTGGTGACTTTGATGTAGAGTCTGTATTTAGACGCTACGGAAATACTATGATGGACTGGATGGACCAACAAGTAACTGGTTTATTCCGTCAACCAGCAGTTATGGTTACATATGCACAGTTGCGTAAGAAGTATGCTGGTATTGAAAAAGAGTTTGTTCGTCAACAGGTAGCAAATGAGATGGGTCCTTTTGCTGGTGCTACTCAAAAACAAATTGATGCAGTAACTGAGAAGTATAAGGCTATAGCCGAAAAGCGTTTTACTGAATTAGCAGTGCGTGAAGCAGCAGATACTATTCTAAAGTTTGCTGATAACCCAAAGATACGTTCTAACTTTTCATTTAGTGTACGTACTGTTGGTCGTTACTATAGAGCAACTGAGGATTTTTATCGCCGTATTTATCGTTTAAAGGATGTAGCACCACGCACTTTGTATCGTTTGCGTTTAGTTAACGTAGGACTTGAATCAAGTGGCGCTATCTTTAACGATGCTGAAGGTGAGCCATATGTAGTAATGCCTATAGATAACATTATCTACAAGGCTACAGATGGCGCATTTCGTGCGCTAACAGGTAATACTGGATACAGCCAGCCATTGTTTAATGAGTTTACATTTAAACTAAGAATGGTTAACCCATCATTCTCACAAGATGCTGGTCTTCCTACCTTGTCTGGCCCTATTGCAGGGCTAGGAGTTATTGCTGTAAAGAACTTGCTTGGTATAGTTCCAGGAAAGATTCCATTTGTTGGTGGTGCAATACAGCCATACTCACAGCAACTAGGTGAAAGCATTGATACATTTGCACTAGGTAACATTGGTGACAATGTTGATATATTCCGTGCTGTTGTTCCTTCATCCTTACAGCGTGTCTGGGGTATGTTGGGATTTGATGAGAAGTCTAGACAAGAAGTAACCGCTGCACAGCAGGCTATTGCCTACAATGCAGCCAACGGAATAGGTATTGCAGCAGATGCTACAGATGAAGAGAAGTCTGAATACCTAAAGAACATCCGTATCTCAGCACATAACGTATTGTTTATGCGTCACTTCCTAGGTCTGTTATCACCAGTTGCACCTACAACTATGGAGTCCGTAGGAGTTCCTGACTATATTAAAGATACTGGCATTACTACTTTGCGTTCAGAGTTCTTTGATATTCTTAATGGCATAACCGCTATTAATAATGGAGACATCTCAGACCCATACGAGGTAGCACTTGCTACATACATTGGCAAGAATCCAGGCAAACTTATCTATACAGTTGCCCGTGAGGATAAGCAGACTAGCGTTCTTATTAAGAACACAGATAAGTTAAAGAACTGGGGCATCAAGAACGCTGATTTAATTAAGACTTATGGCGAGGTTGCCTACATCTTTGCACCACAGATTGGTGACTTTAATGCTGGTACTTATAATTGGATTAAGGCAGCAGGTCTTATTGAGAGTAAGTCTCTTGAAGATTACTACACAGATATACAGGTAGCAGAGGATAAGCAGAAGTATTATGACATTGCTCGTCAGCAAAAAGATATTCTTAATAATCTGTCAGACCCAGAACTACGAGCCAATGTTATTAAAGCAGCAGAGCAACAACGTGCAGCACTAAAGGCTAACAACCCACTACTTAATTCAGAACTTATTGGTTCTGGTAATGAAATTGGTAACGAGTCTGTAATGCTTAATAGTCTTGAGCAGTTAATTTCAAACCCTAAGACTGATGTTAGACCAGCCACACGCCAGAAGTTAATGATGGCAATTAAAATGATACGAGAGTTTGTTGCTTTCTCTACTGACCCAGAGTTAAAGAATGTTGAAAACATTGCACAACTTAAGCGGGAAAGAAAAGAGCAGATAGAGGCTAATCTAAATGAGTTAATGGTAGGCGACTTATATGTAACAGAAGCCAACCGCGCAATCTTTAAATCAATACTTGGATTTTATTCACGTGAATCATACTATGTCTATAAGGAGTTAAAGTAATGGCTGACATTAGAGGTTTAGAAGAAGCCTTCTTTGATGCTTCAGAAGAAGCACGCCGTACGTTTGATATCCTTAATGGTACTGCTGGACGTGGTGGTTTAGAGCAAAGGTATTTAATTGCTTTAGATAATAAAGAAAAGAACGATGCAAAGCCAGGCAGTATACGTAACTTTAGCATAAAAGATTTTAATGCTTTAAAGAAACAATATGATGCCGCCTCTCTTGCATACAGACGAGCACAAGATGCAAAGAACGCTGCACGCCTAGAACTTAATCGTGCTAAAGGTACAAGTGAAAAACAAAAGGGTGCGCAAGGTGCACTCGATGCATACGAAAAATCACTTAATGACCTTAAGAAAGCAGAAGCACTTATACCTTCACGTGGTCAGGCTCAGTATGAAGCAGCGGTACAGGCTGCATACGATGCTCAGACTGCTGCTAAAAATGCGGGAGCAAAAGTTAAACCATTGCCACCTGCGCCTAAGGGAGTAGTTCGCCCTGAAAATAAGACTGTAGAAACACCAGAACCTCTTGAAGATGGCGGTGCTGTAGATGTAGCAGAAGACAGACTTAAAGGTTATGCAATTGAATCTTCTGGTAATGTTATTCTTAATGGAGAGCGTATCTATTTTGTTGATACAAAAAACGCTGATGGCTCAACAACTATTAACCAGTATAAAAGTATTATCTCAGCACGTGATGCTTTCCTAAAGAACTACTCAGCACCTGGACAATTAGAAAGTTTAAAGCAAGAGTTAGTTAGCCGTAACTGGATTACAAAAAAACAACTAGAACAAAACGACTGGTTGTCTGGTCTTGATAATGCAATTGCTAAATATACATTTGATGCTGCAAGTAAAATTCAAATTGAAGGCGTTAAGCAAGTTCCTTTTTCTTCATGGTTTAACTCTGGTAAGGGTGGGGCTGGAACGGGAGAACCAGCAAGCAAGGCTGGAACCTTTAAAGATACAGATTTAATTCTTACTACTGCTGGCGATGCTTACAATGAAATCAATGACTACATGATTGATGCTGTAGGTAGACCAGCAACACAGCAAGAAAAAGAAGAATACTATAAAGATATTAATGCACGGGAAAAGAAGTCTGCGGTTGAGACAGTTTCAACCCGTGATGCAACTGGAAAGATAACTACTTCTACCAGAAAAGGCGCAGCCTTTACTCCACAAGAAAGACTTAATTCTCAAAACGCTATTGTTATTAAAGCCCTTAAGGGTACAGATGCTGGAGAAATCCTTGCCTCTGCTAAGGGTAGCCAGGTTGCTGTACAGATTGCGGCTTTGCAAAAGGCTGGAGCAGAATATGGACAACCACTAACAGCAGGCGAAGCACTTAAATATGTTATTGCTGGTGGCACAGAAAGAGATGCTATCGCTAAACAAACAGAACGTATGCGTCTTAACGCAATAACTATGTATGGCAATCTTAAAGACCACATTACTAATGGTGGAAATGTTAAAGACATTGCTGACCAGTATGCATTGATTAAGTCAAGAAAACTAGGTATTCCAATTACCGATGCTTTTAATGACAAAGATGTACAGATGGCACTTACTAGAGATGGTGGACTAATGAGTACTGCAGAGTTTAATAGACAGATGCAAGCAAACCCACTATGGCGACAAACAGATGAAGCACGTAATACTGCTGCTGATTTTGCTAACACCATACTTAAGTCGTTTGGATTCATGGGCTAATGGCACAGACAGCAGCGCAAAAAAAAGCAGCAGCAACTTTAAAGCAAGCACAAGCATTACTTGCTAAGCAAAAGAAATCTTTAGCCAGCCTTGAGGCTGAGCAAGCACTATTAACTCCTACACCTGCACGTGTTGATACAACAACACTACAAGGTATTATGGCAGCGTCTGCTCGTCCTACGCAACAAGAAATTGCAGACGATGAATACTCTAGAAAAAAAGTAGGAACAACTGGTAAGACTCAAGCACAGTTAGATGCAGCAGCAGGTGCTGCTGATGTAGTTAAAAGTATTAATGAAAACTATAGTAGTCTAGGTATTACATCTAAGATTGACCCTAAGACTGGTAGAGTTATTACTACTCAAGGTGACAAAGTATTAACTCTTAATCCACCTGGTAGTCCATTTGCACCCGCTGCTCCCGTAGAAGATAAGCCAGAAAAAAAAGAAATTAGCGATGCAACGCGTGATGCGTTTGCAATGCTTACAGATTTGTTTAGGTCTTATGGACTTGAAGAACTTGCAGGTGAAATTGCAGACTATATGAAGCAAGGTCTTACATCAGCCGAAGCGTTAATTAAACTAAAGACTAATCCTGCTGGTGCATATGCAACTCGTTTTGCTGGTAACTTTGAACGTGTTAAGAAGGGCTTGAATGTCCTATCTGAGGCTGAGTACATTAATCTTGAAAG